TTCCCCCTAGCAACCCACCCGGCCTTGAATGCGCCATGAACGGAAACATCCGGCGCGGTGCGTTTGTGCCATGCGTCGTATTGCGCCTCTAAATCAGCGCACAATGGCCTTGGTCCGCGCCAAAGGTCAATGTGTGGGCATGATGGCTTTGACTTGCAAAGCCGCTCCTTGCCGTTCTCACGGACCAGCCAGCGGTGCGTTTTGCGGCGTGGATCATTGGCCTTGATTGGCTTTTCCCATCGGACTTTGCGCCCGCCCTTTAGCCCGTTGATTCGGGCTTGCTCTTTTCGTTTATCGCTCATGCTTCTTGATCCTCTGGATAAATGGCTTTCTCGATTTCCGCTCCGATGCGGTTGATGCGGGCGGCGGCGTCTTTGATTGTGATGTCTCCCTTGCCCGCCATTTCTCGGATAATCTGAACGCGAGTGATTGCGCGTTGGAACATTTTCTCAATGTTTCGCATGCGTTCCGTGGTGATGTTTTCTAGCGTCATGGTTTTGATGCCGGGGATTGAACCCGGCGAGAATTGGTTACAGGACGCGAAGCTCTTTGGTCGAAACCGGTTTGCCGTCGCGGTATGCCTTGACCTTGTATTTGTGGCCACCGCCTTGGAGCGATCGTCCGTATCCCTCGACGTAAAAGGTGATGTCGCCGTGTTGGAATTGACTGCGGCCTCCAGAATGAACGTAGGTGTGGCCGAATTGGCGGGTCTTGAGGGTTTGCGCGACGTAGTAACGGACGTTGAATTCGCGGGCTGGCTTGGTGGTGGTAGTGCTCATCTGGTTGGTTGGTTGACGGCGCAAACTTGATCCCGGCGCGGTCGGTTGTCTAGAATTATTTTAGAGAAAACCGAAAAAGATTCAGACACGAAAAACCCCTGCCTAGGGGAGAAGGTTCCTAGGCAGGGGCGATGTCAAACACACACAAGAAAATGGAGCCAAGCGGGGTCTTGCACCTCTCCGGCTTAGGACGTCCGGCGCGTTTAGCAACTTGGCATTTGATTTGCCCACCAAAGGCGCGGGATGTTTCCATCCACCGGGCATGCAGCCCGTTAACGCCTTTGGGGGTTATGTTTGGGGGATTCCCCTATGTTCGAAAATGGTGGCCTGTTCGAATCGGCATTGTTGGGTAGAGTCACATTCGTGACGCATCCGCACCCGCAGACAGCGGCAACTTGCCAGAATCCGGCGCGGTGTCAAACGGATTATTTCGTCGCTTGGAAGTGCATCGCATCATACCCCAAAATGCCCCCGCCGATAGCCATCCTTCTTTCGCAAACGCTTCCATGATTTCAAGCGGCATGTCCGCCTTCATTGGCCATGAGTCGCGGAATGAATTGTCATCGGCGTCAAGGTCGATTGCTGCGCCCCATGCGTGGAGTGAGTATGTAGAACCACCGCGCTTCATTCGAAAATTGAAAACCCCACCGTAGTCGCTGGCGTCTGGAACAATATCTTGCGTTGCCTCCATACGATGCCGAATGTCATTCAATACCCGCAAAAGGCTTGCCGCGCATTTCTTGTGAACCCTCGTCCGCGTGACAATCTTCCCGTCGTATTTCATTTCGTATGGAAACTCTATCATGACGAGATTCGATTCGTCGCCGGGGTCGCCATAGAATGCGCGGAGTGATGCCTGATCGGATTCCGGCCATGGGTTCGGGCTTGGCATCATTGCTCGCAGGTATGCACGGCAAGCGGCTTGTGATTTCGGCCCCCAGAATCCATCTGCCGTTACCCCGACGCGCTCTTGCATCTTCACGATTTGATATGTTTTCATGGTGCGAGATGGTTACAGATAAACCACCATGCCAATACCCACAAGAGCATGATGGCGATGCCTGATATGGCGTTGAGCGTCATAATGATTCGATGACAGCAAGCGCGGTCAACGCGATTGCTGTTATGATAATAACAAATCCGTGGAGTGTCATGGGAAAAATTGAGGTTTTCTTACCCACAAGGTCGGCTCGCGGAGTTCGTCCACACAAAATCCGGCGTCTTTATGCCATGCGCAAAGGCTCACCATTTCCGGCAATCCGTGAGCGGATGGGCAATAGACGGCAATTTCCGTTCCGTCCTTTGGTGCGGTTTCAATGTCCATCCAATCAAAGTTAGCTTGGATCATTTGTCTTTTGCGATGTTGATTGAACCGATGAGAGCAAGAGCAACGGTCACAATCGCTTCCGAAAGCTCAGGCTCGGCTTGAATGCCAAATGCAGCGGCAATGGCAATGATGCCGCGCCAAGTGGATTCTTGCTTCAGTTTTTCAAGTAGTGTGTTCATTTTTTAGGCTTGGTGAGGTTGTAGAGGGTGACTAGCGCAACGAGTATCCCTAGCAGGCTTGCGCCCATTCGAACGTGCCATTCCAGTTGCTCTTGGAATGGTGAGATTGCCGCGAAGAATGACGTTGTGGTTCCGATTACGCCATTGGCGAGGATGTAGCATGGGGAGTGGTTGTTCATGGTTGGAAATCAGGGGAGGAAATCGCCGCCACGAATAGCTCTGTGGCTCGGGTGTATCCGGCGGCGGTGAGATGGATCGTGTCAGCGAAGTAAGCAGCATTGCGGGATGCGACTGAGAAACCTGTTTCCGCGTGAAGGTTTACGTAAGAGAAGCCTTCTTCCGCGCATCGGGTGGCGAGGCGGGTCCGATAGGCCGACGTGGCGGCTTGTTGCGGAGCCGTTGCCGTTGAGCCATCAAGCGGGGAGATGACTGCGATTTTTGCGCCGAGAGCTTTTAGATCGTTAAGAACCTCGATGTAACGTTCCATCAGTGCATTGCGGGTTGCCTCGTCTGACGACTGATAACCGGCATCGTTGTGCGTCCCGAAATGCACAACCCATCGGTTAGTGAAACCATCTGCCCGCGCCCACCGGGTCGCGTTTGTTTTCTGGATACCCTCCACGCTGTCAATCGTTGAGCCACCAACCCCGGAGTTTTGTGCAGTGCAGGCATTTTGCCATGATCCTCCCGTGGCGGTGTAGGTGAGCTTGTGGGTAAGAGTGTTTTGGGTCGTTGGTGAGCTTCCAGATGCCCCGCCTTCCATGAGGCTATCGCCCATGCCGACCAAGACAGAGGTTGCTTCGGTCTGGAAAATGCCGTGCTTCAGCGCCGACGAATACATTGCAGCGTAGCGGTCGGGAGTCATTGTGTTAGACGAGACGAGGGCGTAACTGATGGCACCGTTTATAGATGTGGTGTTGTCGGGACGCGAGCCGATGCCCCACGTTGAGCCGTTGTTCCATAGCGTGGCGATTGTTGTCGCTGCCCCTCGGTTATTCCACGCTCCTCCGTAGATGTATGGCCCCGCGTTATTTGGCCCATTCCATCCCATGCCAAGAGCAAGAATGCCACCAGTATTGACTGATTTCAGTGTATTGAACCCCGCAACTTCGGACGTTGCTACAGTCGTGCTCGAAATGTCGGTATAGACATAATTTGTGCCATTGCCTTGCCTTGGCGAAGAGTTAAGCATTACCCCTGGGCCATGGGCACTTGCACCGACATACCCGCTAAGCATTTGTTGGACTGTTGTGACTCCGCTTAATGCGCGTCCGACCACGACCATTCCCAATTCTGTGAGCGCGGCATTCTGGATCGGGTTGTTGAACCGCGCATAATTCCCAGACGTGCCCGGGAATTGCTGTCCTTCGGTCGCATCGGTCACGGTCCCGGTGATCGTCGCCGCGTTGCCGATAACGGCACGCCATGATGAACCGTTGCGCGCTTTCCACTCCGATCGACCGAGCGTGAGCTGGACGGGCACGATTCCGGCATCCTCCAAATCGCTCAAATGTTGGGAGAGTCGGATAGCAAGATCGTCAGACAATGCCACTGTTGAGGCATACGCGGCTGCAATTTCGTGAATCGCCAAATCTCCACGGAGATGATAGCCGCCAGATGCCAATTTCAGCAATCTTGCCCATGATCCCTCCCGATTCCGCCGCAGGTCAAAAGGAAGATCCCATAGGAGTTCCAAACGTGCCAACCGGATACGAGTGGAGAAAGAGCGCAGACCGCAGCCTAAACACCGAAGGGC